TTTAACGTCACTGGTGTTACTAAGGTCTCTCTACAGTACCGAAACTCACCCAGTGACCTGACAATGGTCATTACTGATACGAGTGGTGCTACCCAGACGTTCTACCCGTCTGATGGTGTAAATAGCAAGCATGACTTCACGCTCTCTGGGCCGACAGACATTGACACTATTTACTGGTTTTCGTACACCGGCTCTAATTCAACTGGCGCTGCTTATTTCTCACTCCAGCGTCTTTGGTTTAACGATGTACGGGTAACTGAAAGCTCCACGTCTTCAACAGGAGACACAAATCTTACGCTGACTGACAGCACTAATCTAAGTAGTATTACTGCTGGCGATCAGGTTCTTAAAGGAAAAACCGTAACGCTTGACGAATCTGCCAGCAACTTTTATGCACTATACAGAGACAACGGCAACCAAGTCTCATCTGGCACACAGGCGGTGGCAATTACGCAAAACTTTTTTAGCAGCGACGAAACCTCGTCGTCTAAAAATGGGAACGTCGGCTGGCTATTGCCTACCCCAAATACAAACAAACTTGTGTTTGACTACGTTGTAGAAAATGTAGGCGACACCATTGAGTTTATTTATGGCTCTGCTCACATTGGCAGTGCCACTATGGGCTTCTCGTTTAGCGGAGACTGCACCTCTGCCACAGCATCGTTTACGGGCACAAAAAATACATCGCCAAAAAGTTCAACCAACATTGTAACCACCAAAAAAGTTGGAACAATTACAGCCACTTTGACTGGCCCTTCTCAGGCATTTGTTCATTACATTGAAGGTCTTGAAAACAGTCCAATTACTGTTAGCTCCGTCGATACTTCTAATTTTGTGGTAGCCGTTAGTGCTGGCACCTGGAGTAATGGGCAATCAATTTATACTTACTTTACTCCTGCAACTATTGGAAGCGTAGAACTTGCAAGCGGCTCAACCTTGTATGGATCAAGCGTGTCAGGTACTTTTCTTCAAGGTAAGTATTTGAGGGGTGCAACAGTTACAGCTGAAGCTCCGTCGCCTAGTGAGATTGTATTTACATCTTCAAACGCAGGTACTACTGCCTACAGCGGCACAGACTCAGCACTCACATCTCGTACTTGGAAACTTGAAAGCGGTTCTTCTAGCACCGGTCCGTGGTCATTGGTTGGCAACTACATAGACACAGGCGTTGCCTCATCACAAGACGGAGCAACGCAATGGACAACTGCTCCCACTTTGACTGCAAATACTTTCTATAGAGTAGGTGTAACTTATGTTGCCTCTAATGCTGCTGATGTTGCATCGAGCAACAACATTTTCAAAACCGGAGACGCCTGATGAAGTATTACTTTGAAAGGGAAGATCGGATTATTGAATCCGACGAAATGATCCGCAAGTACGGAACATCAAAGGCAATCCCTGAGCTGACCATATACGAGCTTTCAGTGCAGCCCAGCTATGACCCCGTGAGCTTCAACCGGCTTGCTAACGGAACGTTTTATCCGGTCGAGTCGTACACGCAAGTCAAAGCGAACGCTATCGCTGCTTTGGTGTCAGCAGGCTTGACGCAGGCAGAGGCCGAAAGTGCTGTCGGTTAATGCGTTGGCCTGCGCCAACTAAATAAGTTGCTTACTACATCTGCGGGGTCGTAGAACAATCGGTAGCGTTGGCGCGTTTAGTCCCTCTCCCCATGAAGGCACTTTCTGTTCTCGCTGCTGCTGCTCTGCTGGCCCCCGCAGCCCACGCTGAAGGCAACTTCTACGTCAACCCGGAAATCAACTCGTCGAGTGTTGGCACGGATTTTGTTTCCCGCTCGATTGAGACACACGTTGGCTACTCCTATGCCGGTGACGGTTGGAGTGCTGGCGGTCAGCTTGGCCCTGCCTTTATTCAGGTCGACGGCGTAGACAGCGAGACCGAGCTGAGCGGCAAGATCTACGGCTCACTTGATGTTCTTGCTGACGGCAGCCTGTCGGTGTACGGAGAGCTGTCCGCGATCACCGGCACTGGAGATCTCTCCACCAATTTCAAGAAAGGCTTGATGTGGAAGTTCTGATGCAGAAGTTCGTCAACGTCATCGGGTGCGTCGGGTTTGCGCTTGCTTGCACAAACACGGTGGTCGGCTTGGTCTTTTTTAAGAGCTTGCCGTCAACGCTCAACAGCGTGAAATCGCAGATGCTGGAGAAGGTCGCGGACATGCACACAGTCATGCCTCCAATGCCGACTGTGACTGGCCCTGCCATTCCGACGTTACGTCCTTGATTTGCAGGACATACCTGACATAGGTATCAGGGACATAGGGATCCGGGAGATTCCTGATGCGCGGGTAGTGCTTCCCCCAGTGCTACCTGCTCATCCCCCTGTCACTGCACCGATAGGGTTCCCGGTCGTCCAGGTGCCGGGGTGTGTCGAGTCTCGCCGCGATGCAGCTGGCGATCCTGTTGTCTATGGGGAGGATCCCCGCGGGAATGTCGTTTTGTGTGATGGCACCATGCCGTCGTACAACCCGCTGACGTTTACCCCCGGCACGCTGACGTACAGCAGAAATCAACCTCCCAAAATCAACCCCACAAAAAAACCGGCTGATGTGTCAAGTCAGCCGGGCACCCACTCTTCCACGGGCAATCAACCCACTCCAAACGTAGCCACGGAATTGCCGTGCCCCCCGGCCGACAGTATCCCTACAGGATCGAAGAACAAACAGCAAACTGCGATCGTCACGGGGTACGAAATAGTCGACGGCAAGTGCGTTGCAATCCTTGAGCCGTTGCCATTGCCGGAGGTGATCGGCAACTACCTCCCAGGCCTTCCTGTCGTTTTAACGACTGCCACCATCGCCACAGTTGCAACCACGGCAGCGGTGTTCGCGAAACCGTTGGGTGACATCTTGTTGAAACTCGTGAAACCAGTCGTCAAAAAGATATTGAAGAAAATCCTCAAGCGTCGTTCGGCAAAACCAGAGAGTTTGCGAGAACGCCGCTTGGCCCAGCGTGATCGCAACAGGGCCCTTATGGCTTTGCGTCGTCTGAAGTCATGAGCTTGTGGGTGTGCTGCTCAACAGGGGCAGGCGCCACGACAATGTCCTTGCAGATGTCTTTGAACGGACTCCAGCTGGCATAGGTGACACCAAGTTTTGCTTGCTCGCCGCAATGCTTCATCCTTTTCAGCTCGTAATTGAGCCTGTTTGCTTCTAGCTGTGACTGCATTATTCGCACCTGCTTTTCAGCCGCTTGCAGACACAGCCGCTGAGCACGGCGGTCGATCGGGATTGTGATCTGTGCGGTGATGCCTCCATTGATGGAGGTGTTGTTCTTCTGCCCAGTCCTCGTCGGTCGATACCACAAGACCTTTCCCGGCTCATCAATTTCTCCATCGGGAATTGGACGACCTTCGGGGTCAAAAGCGCCAACCAAGTCCAGCTCTGAGTAAACCGGATCCATGTAGCTCGACTCGTATGGGCTGGCGAACCCGTATGTCGACGACAGAAAAGGGTTGATTGTCAAAGTCGACGACGGGCAGTTTGTCCCTGCCGAAAAGTTGTATCTCATGGTCGAGCTGGGCACTACTTGGACCGCCTGATTGGTGACCGACCCTGAGCTGTTGGCCACTGGCGCTGCGGTCGATGACATCTGCGCATGAGCCGGCGAGCAACACAACGCCAGCAACAGTGCTGCCCGCTTCATTGGGTAAAGATCGACAAACTGTCCTGAATCGTCTCGCTGTCTGTCTCGCGGATGATGTGGGTGTGGTTCGACAGGCCGGGGCCGTAGTACCGCTCGAAGTAATCGAAGGGCGCACCTTCGTTGACGACAGAGAAGTTGGGCTTGTTGCCAAGGTTGAGCTGGCTCTGCCCGCTGGTCACACCGTTGATGGTCTGGCTGTTGGTGTTGCCGCTAAACGTCAGCGACCCTGATGGCGCAACGTTTGTTCCTCCGACAGCCCACTCGTACCCGGTGTTGTACTCGTAGCTGTTGATCGTCTCTAGCAATTTGGTCTTGGTGGTCGTGGTTGACTTCAGGGTTCCCGACTGAAACGACGGGACGATGGGGACTGCGCCTGCTGGCCCTGCCAACAGCAGCAGAACTAGCAGCAGTCTCATTGCAGCTCTAGCGACACCGACGTCTGCGCCTGGGCTGTGGTGCCGGCCCCGCCTGCGGTAATCGACAACGCGTGGTCGCTGGCCACTGAGCCTGCGAGAGACCCGGCCACACCGCCCGACGAGGTGACCGTGTTGCCCCAAGCCGGGAGGCTGGCCGCCACGCCAGAGCTGACTGACGTCGAGGTGCCAACGTCGTCGCCTTCAATAAACGACTCGCTGAAGGAGAACGCGTCACCAGCAGTGGTGATGGTGGCCTCTGTGGGGCTGTAGCCAACAGCCGTGCCAGAAGACAGCGCACCCAATCCACCAATAGCGCCTGTCGCATCCCCAACTTTTGGGGTGACGTTAGATCCGCTTACTGCGTAGATGCTCGGCACTCGCGTTGCGTTACTGGCCGCGGCGTCAACAGTCAAAGCCACTGATGAAGTTATGCGGTGGGCAATGTCTGCTGTGGCTGGCGTTGCTGTTGCCAATGTGATGCCTACTACAAGTGCGATCCGATTCATTTGGTCGTCGATGTTGTAGAGGTTGAACCTAATTTAGGCTCGTCTTTTTTCTTATTGCCATTCTTGCCAACGGCCACACCGTACTGACTGAGCACCGCGGTCAGCAAACTGGCAGAAAAAGTTGGATCCATGGCTTTGAACTGGCCCAGGTAGCTCATGCTCAGGCAAACCAATGCCCAGGCCAAAACAATCAGTCGGACAAAGTCAGCAAGCCAGCCATGTTGATCCGAATCTTCGTGCTGCTCAGCCATGGATTGCGTGCAGATGGCTAAATACTACGGTTGCCGACTTGCAGAAACCACTCCAT